GTTCTCAACGAAGTTCAAAGGGTTTTGCATAGTGTTGTAGTAAATCCATCTGCAAATTATCAAATATTAAACAATTATGTAGATATAACAGATTTAAGTGATGGGATGAGAGGTGTATTTAGATATATTTTAAGAGTTGAATTGATTAATTATTGTCAATCATATTAGAAAAATGGCAAAAGAAAAAGTTGTAAAAGTAAAAGCGAGAGGTCCTTACAAAGTTAAAAACAAGGTTTTCTCATACGAATTTGACGCAGGTAAAGAATATGAAATACCTGAAAAACACTTAAACGTGCTCGTAGAAGCTGGAGTAGTGGAGGAATTAAAATAAAATGGTAAATTATACAAACTCAAATGCGTTTTTATTAGCAGGAATTGAATCAACTTATAACACTCCTGTAACAGCAAACAAATATTTAGGAATTGCATCAAGCATAGATGCAGAATTAAACAATAATCTAATTAACATTAGAAACATTGGAAACCGTGAAGTTGATGATTACATTGCAGGAAATTTTTCAGCAAGTGTTTCATTGTCAGGAACATTAAACAGTGGTGCATTGTTTGAATTATTTTTTGGACAAGCAACAGATACTTTATCAGGTTCAGATTATGTTCACACATTCATTGACACTGCTGGAAGTGAGGCTGTAAAATCTGATATAAGTTCATTTACATTGAGTGAAAATTACGATGGTTCATCAGATATTGTTTACACATATAGTGGATGTGTTTTAAACACCTTAGAAGTTTCTGTTAATGTTGGAGAGAAAATTGAAACATCAGCAGAGATTTTAGCTGCATCTGCAACAACATCAACTACAGCAGGTACAAAAGTTACATCAACAACAAAACCTCTTGTGTTTAGTAACGCTACTTTAAGCACTGGAACTGCTGGGAGTGAATCTGTTGTTGCGCAAGTATCTTCATTTAGTATCTCATTAAACAACAACTTTGACCTTGAAGATATTAGAGGAATTGGTTCACGATTTGCACAAGGTGCAATTCCTAAAGATTTAGAAATTGAAGGTGAATTCACTGTTAAGTTCAACAGTTTAACTGAAGCTAACTTATTTTTAGGTGGAACATCACCAACAAACCCAACACCTATTGGATTGATTTTCAATGCAAACAACGGTGTAGCACTTGGAAGTGGAAGAGTAGAACTTGATATTAATTTGTCTAATGTGTTATATGAAAGTATTGCAAGAAGTGTTGGTGAAAATGCAGTTGTTGAAGAAACATTTTCCTTCAAAGCTGGTAAAATTGATAGCATTAAATTCGTAGACGCAGTAGCAAGTTACTTTTAAAAATGAAAAAAGTAATGTATAAACAAGCAAACGGTGAAGAAGTAGAGCTTACAATAAAACGACTTACATTTAGAGAGAAAAATAGAATTCTCTCTAAATACATTGATATGAAAAAATTAAGCAAAACAGAAGATGACAACATTTTAGAATGTTTCAAAGAAGACGCAAACATTTTTTCATTCATGGAAGAAGTTTTATTGGGTGGAATTGTTGGAATAACACTTGACCAACTTGAAGCATCAGAAGGTGAAGAATTATTTGCACAACATGCAAAATACATCTTGGGTGGTGATACAAAAAATTAGAAGGCGCTTTCAGGGTCGCAGTTTACACTAAACATCAGAACATTGACCCTGAAGCGCAACAAATAATAAACTACTACAAACTCATAAAAATGGGTTTATCATGGGATGACATAGAAAAAATCCCGTGTGATATAGCAGAGCATTTGTTACAACTTCAAAAAGAAATTGATGAATGGGAAGAAAAAGAAATGAAAAAATTTAGGCGTATATAAAAATGGCAGAGTTAAAATTGAACATAATACCGGTAGGACTTGATAAGATAAAGAAAGGTTTAGAAGGTACTACTGGAAAAACTGCCACAAGCACAGGAGGTGCTTCTGGTGGTTCGAGTGGAGGACTTGGAGGCATCTTAGGTTCGCTTGGTGCTATCTTAGGTGTTTTAGGTGTTATTAGTGCGTTACTTGCAAACCTTGACTCTGTTACTGCGCTTTTAAAAATTATTGGTTCACTTATAAATCAATTAGTAGCTCCGTTTGTACCAATTCTAATTGGGCTCTTGAAACCTGTTTTAGTTGTGCTTCAAATATTAATGGCTTTCATGCTTAACTTTTTTAAGAATCCATCACAAGCGTTTAGTGAAGCTTTATCATCGCTGAAAGAAGCTTTTCCTTCGTTTGATTTTGAACCACTTTTAAAAATTGTTGAAGGTTTAAAATTACAGTTTGAAGGTCTTAAATCTTATGCACAAGGTATTATTGGGTTTATTAAAGGAGTTTTTACAGGTGACACAAAACTCATCTTAGAATCTCTTAAAACAATGTTTTTAGGTTTATTGGAAATTCTGAAAGGTGTTTTTATAGTTGCTTGGAATGTTCTAAAAATACAATTAATGCTTGCTTGGGAAGCTCTTAAATCAATCTTTAAAGCTGCATGGGAGATTTTAAAAATCGTGCTTAAAAGTGCATGGGGTATTCTTAAAGCAATATTTATAGGTGCTTGGATAGGATTAAAACTCATACTAAAATCTATATGGAGTTTTTTAAAACAAATTTTTATAGGCGCTTGGAGTATCTTAACAAACGTTTTAATGAAGGTTATCAACTTTGTTAAAAGTGTTTGGGAGTTTTTTATTAACGGAATAAAAAACGTTTTAAATAAAGTTATAAGTTTCTTTTCATCAATATTTAGCTTTTTTGGTAACGCATTTAGAAATGTCTTAAATAGTATAATTAATTTCATTAACTCGTTGCTTCCGTCTGGATTTAAAATATCACGTATAGGAGGTAGTTCAGCAAACATTCAAGGTCAGCAAAACCAAACAAACATTAGCATAAATATTGAAGGAAGTGCAGATGAGAAAACTGTTGCAGAAGTTGTTAAACAAATGAGAAGTGAACTAAACAGAAGAGGTACTTTCTAAAATGACAGTAATAAATCAATTTAAATTAGTTAATAATGACAACTCAAAAGGTATAAAGTTTCATTATGCTAAAGGTGTAAAAGATAATATAACAATTTCAAATGTTACAGTACAACAAACAGGTAAAACAGCGAGCGATAACTATGCAAGAAACTGGGGTGGTTTTAAACGTATCATTTCAGTTGATTTTGTTTTGAAAAACGACGGTAGCGATAAATCAACTGCAGGTGATAGTATTGTTACATTAAATCAACAATGGGATTATTTAATGGACCAAGTTATTCAAGGTAATTTAAACGGTGCTCAAAATGTTACATATACTGCAACAATTTACATAGAGGGTGCAACAAAAACATACACAGGAGCGATTGAAGATATTACTATTGGTGAAAATCAAGGAGATAGTAACAGTTTAGCAGGAAGTTTTAATCTATATGTTTCAAAATAAAAGATGGTTACAAGTATAACATTACAAGAAGGTGTGGACAACATTGCAAGTTCAACAATCATAAAGGAAGATAAAACAAACACAGACACTTTGAAAGTATCTATGTCAGAATCTTTCAATGTTGGTATCGGTGATACTATAACTTATAAAGATATAAACGGCGTTACAATCTTTAAAGGTATTGTGCAAACGTACAAGGTTGGAAATGGCCAAAATGAAGTTACTGTATATGACTTAGGCGCAGAATTATTAGAGCGTACAGTAAATCAAATCTTTACAAACCAATCACCTGAAGATATTATATCGACAGTTATTACAAACTATACATCTTTAACATATGTTTCAACAATTACTTCAGGTACTACAATATCATCATATGTTGCAAAGGATAAGAGGGCGTTTGATGTTGTAACAGAACTTGCAGAAATATTAAGTGCAAACTTCTTTGTAGATGTATCGGGTAACTTTAAGCTTGAACTTGAGGGTATTAATTTTAGTAGTAAAGCAATTTCGAGTGATTTTTATAATTTAACATCTAATTGGGAATATGATATTACACAACAAGTGAATAGTTGTACTGTTGTTGGTGATAGATTAGTTCAAAATAAAACAGAAACGTTTAGTGGTGATGGAAGTACAACTGTTTTTAGTTTATCTGAAATACCTAACACTATTAAAGTTACAATATCAGGTGTAGAACAGACTGCATATGTACCTGGTAATTCAACAGGAGATTATGTTTTAGATAAAGAAAATAAAACTATAACATTTGACACAGCTCCTGCATCTGGTTCAAATAACATAACAGCAGAATATGAATTTGAAATCCCAATTAAGATTAGACGTAGAGATGGTGCAAGTATTGCTTTATATGGTCAAAAAGATAAAACATACAACAAACCATACATAAAATCAAGAGACGAAGCAAGAAGCTATGCAAGTTTTATACTCTCAACATTTTCAAACCCTTTACAAAGGTCATCGTGGTCGCCAACATCATCAAGTGATTATGAAGATTTTTTATTATATCTCCCAAACGATGTAATAAATGTTAATGATAAATTAAACAATATTACAGGTGATTTTATTATACGTAAGGTTGAAAGAAAATATCCAGGTAATCTGGACATAACAGTTGGAAGCCCTTTAGATGATTTTACGTTCTGGGCAAAAGAGATACAGCAAAAAGTAAAACAATTAGAAGAAGCAAACGATAACTCTACGATTTTAAACGAAGATGAGTTTATAGAAGAAAACCTTAGTTTAACATTTAAAACGGGTATAATTGGATATTACAGACAAGATGTAGGGACTGCTGGATTTTATGATAGCGGGCACACATATGATATCGGGAAAACATATGATGTGACAACAACACCGACAGGTGCAAAACCGTCAAAGTTCCCATTACAATTCACTGAAACAGGGTTTATATTAGGATAAAAAATGGTAGTGCCACAAGCAATAACAGGAAGCATAAGAACAAGTATATTAAATGATTTTAAATCTGCTATTACACATGGAGCTGTGGGTTCAGGCACAACAACACCTACAGAGAACGATACAACTCTTGAAACAGAAACATATAGGGAAGTTTTATTTGACAAATCAACAACAACAAATTCTATTGTAACAGAGTTTTTTTTAGATACCGCTGATAATAACGGTAACGTAATAAACGAATATGGGTTGTTTGATGCTGCAAGCGGTGGAAACATGTACATAAGAAGTATTACAAATATGATAAACAAAACATCATCGTTTGAGGTGTTTGTTGAAGGTATAATAAAAATAAATATAATATCAACATAAGATACATTTATAAAAATAAAAAAATATAATTAAATAAAAATGGTAATTACAACAACAGCAAAAAGCTCAGCGGTTTCAAGTGCATTAAATTTTTTTGATTCATTCACGTATGGCGCAGTAGGTTTTGGTTCACAAGTTGAAGCAACAGCAACAGCGTTGGTAAATGAACAAGCAAGAAATTTGTTAGAAAACGTTGTAAAAGATTTAGCAGCTGGCACATATATATTTACACTAAAAGTTGCTCCTTCGCAGGCTGTTGGAACTATAACTGAGTTTGGTATTTTTGATGCTGCAACTGGAGGTAGCTTAGGTGTGTATAACATAGATTCAGGTGTTGTTAAATCAAACACAGAGCAACATATTATTTATTTATATTTAGAGGTGACTGCATAAAAATGGCATGGGATGACACAAAAACAACTTTGGGTAGCGTAACAGCTACTGAATGGAACACAATGGTTGGTGTTATTAAATCTAAACCAACTGTAACAACAGGAACAGCAGCCCCAATATCAACACCAAGTGTTGTGGGAGATATGTTTGTTGATACAACAAACGCAAAGGTATATATTGCTACTGGGACAACAAGTAGCGCAGATTGGAAGGTGATGAACTAAAATGGCAAACAGAATACCCAAATTAGGAGGAACAACAGCTTTAAGTGCTGGTGACGAGATTAAAAGCGCAGACCATAACGACTCGTGGGAAGCTATTATAAATTATGCTGGTGTTGGTTTAGCACAGAATGCTTATCAAACACTACAAGCAAACAACATTTTTGAAAATAAAGATTTTTTAATAGCTGATGAATTTGTAACAGCTTCTGGAACAAACGGAACTGTGAATACAATAAGTACAAGTGCTACTTATGACACAGATAGATATTTTTTGACAACAGGTCCAGACCAAGCACCTGGAGATACAACACATAACCCAAACTCGTTTACAAACCCTGAAAACGCTTTTGATGGCGATGATAACACTGCCGCTACAAAAACTATAAATAGTGGGTCATTAGGAAAAACATTCTCACCAAAACCTATAGGTTACGTTAGAGTTGTATATTCTCATGGAACACACAGTGGTAGTCCTGCTACATCATATTTAGAATGGTACAATGGTTCAACGTGGAATATTTTACAAACATTGTCAACAACATCTTCATCTCTATCATAATTCGCCCCCCCTGTGCTATTATCTAC